TGGTTGTACTGGTAGGGGTTCCATAATTACTGGTAACTACATTGGCATATGTCCAATCTAGCGTACCATCACAAAAGCACAGGTTTGCATCTAACATTTAAGATATCCTCCTTAGTTTATTTCTTTACAATCTGTTAGCTAGAAGAATCCGGCACAATACCGTACATTCTGGCCATACAGCGGGGGTTAACATCAGCAAGACCATGATTCCAGTCAATCTGGGTGCGATAGACAGGCTTTGTCTGAAGTAAGCCAAGGTCTTCTGTTTCCATTGGATATTCCTGCAAACCCCAGAGCATATCACCAATACCAAATTTGACTGCATAGATAGAAGTACATTCCGTACCACCGGAAGTAGCACCATCAGCTGTTTCAGTATTAAGGATGATTTCAGTGGTCTGGTCTGCACGAACACCAATGTCCACCAGTCTGGTAGAACCCCACATATCAATCCTGCGGTCAAACATGTCCTTGTCATAGGAAAGGAGCTTCTCACGGAGTAAGCAGGAACGAAGGCCAAGAAGCATTTTCTTATTCATCAGGAGCATATCAGCAGCTTTACCAGCTATAGCATACTGAAGCTTCTCTACATCTTCAATAAAGTTGAAGCGTGTAGTAGCACTGTTCAGTATACCAACAGAGGTACTGTTACAGGCAATCTTCTGGTCAGTATAGCCTTCAGCATAGATATCATCAATTCTCTTGGTGATACCCTTGAACTCCTTGGGGTCGGTAGTCGGGTCTCCAGCAATAAACTTCCAGTTAAACTGGTAAGCAGCAGCTTTCATAGCCATTGTTTGCTGGATAGTCCGGGCATCGGCAATAGTATTAGAAGCTCTGGCAATTGCCTTATCTGTGTCTATGTATAGGCCACCAAGACACAGGGATTCTACTTTATCAGCAAGCTTACCAGTGGACTCACTAAGTCCCTCATTGACTAAGCGATATCCCCAGCTCGGCAAGTCCTTATAGCGTAGAACACGCATAGACAGCTTGCCTGTAGTTTCCCAAGGTATAATCTGAAGGATATCAGAATCCATCATAAACTGGTCTATAATAGAGCCACGCAGGTCATCTTTTTCAAGTTTACTAAATTCAGCTAAGTTCCAAGCCATTAATGTAATTCCTCCTTATTTTATTTGCTTGTAGAATAGGCACGTCTAGCTCGCTCCATTGGGCTACCAGCTGGAGGAGGAGTTGAACTGCCACTTCCAAGGTCAGCTTTAGGAATGGGTAGTTTACCACCGGATAGGCTGTTCACAGTCAGTAAAGCTACATCTAATTCTGCAACAGACATTGATTTTACTTTGTCCTCCGGGACTCCACTAGTGACTAGCTTGCCCCTCTTCTCTGCTGCTGATGCGTCTTTAATTGTACTGAGCTCTTTAGAGACTGTTTCATGTTGGCCTTTCAGTGTATTGAGCTCTGCTACCACTTTCTGGTGGTCTTCTGGCTTAACAGCGGTCTTTACTTGCTCTTCAAGGCTTGAAACCTTTGCATTGGCAGCATCTAATTTACTGCCTAAGCTTTCCTTAGTTCCCACATACTGAGACCAAGGAACTGTTTCAGGGTGCTTGCCCTCATTGTTCTCGCCTTCATTTGCCATGATAAGTATAATTCCTCCTGTAATTTATTTTGCTAATTATCAGTATATAAGAATATTACTCGTTTGTCAAGGGCAGAGATGGAAGGGTAAAGTTTGCCCAGTGACCATGCTTGTATTCATCTATACTGTATATATCAAACCAAGTTGAAAGTAAGTTAATTACTTCTGTTCCTTCTTTGCTCCCCTTGGTAAATACTGATTTATCATATTTTTCCCAGAAGAGAAGCATGGCTTCTTCATATGGGTGCTCTAATCTCCAAGCACTACGTTCTGAAGAAGGTAAGTTGAATAACGGTTCCCACATAGATTCACAGTCCTTATAGAAGAGTACTAAGGGACTGAAACCTTCCTGGTCATTAATTAGAGCATCTGGTATCTCTTTAAGGGCAGTACTAACATTGGAGCCAAACTTACCTACAGTATAATATATACCAGGTATCTCTCGCTGGCCAAGTTTAGCTTCAAACTCTTCTATCTTTTTCATAGAGGCTTCAAGCTTAGTTAGGTCTGTAACAGCTCCACCAAGGGAGAACTTACGAATCTTCTCCCAAGTAGCTATGTCTAATTCTTCTAATTTATCAGGAGTATAGTCCTTGTCTATCAATGCACGAAGCTCACGAAGAGCTTGGAGGTCTATATTGTCTTTATTCATGGATACTTCTACCATATCCAAAGCACGCTTATAGAAGGGTATAAGGCTACTGGCAGATTTAGTAAGCTCCTGTGGAATCCGGGTAAGAGCTTCTTTCTTGGCCTTATCATCACCACCAAAGGGATTAATTGCTGTAACTATATCAGAAAACATCTTGGTAATTTCAGTAGCAATACCAATGAATAGACCACCAAATGTCCATCCAAATAAGATATTCAGGGGGTCATAGGGATTCTTCTTACGGCCAGTAAGTGTACTAAGTAATGTTCCAAATAACTGGGCTACAACAAACATTTTCATTATGTCATTGAAACCAGTTCTTGCTTCTGCCCAAGTAGCTGTTCCACTGAAAGCGTTCTTAATCTTTTCAGCTTGGAAGTATAGACGCTGAGCATAGCCACGTGGGAAGACTATCAAGTTCCACAATGTTGTGCCTGTTTTACCCATCTCAATAATGCCACGTTCTGAACGGCGATACTTAAAGTTGGTCATATCAGTAATACGCTGGGCAACATAGAAATTAGCCATATCTTCACCACTGGCATCACGAAGACCAGCTACACCCTGGTCAAACTTAGTATCAAGCTGACCTAAGTAGTGGCTAAGTACATAGTTACGTTCTGTATCTCTAAGATGAATAGCACCAGAGTTCTTGAACCACTTAGCTACATCTCCATCTTGCTTGAATTGCTCTGTAGCTCTGTAAGCTTTATTGAAAGAAGCTTTAAAAGACCACAGTCTGGGTAAATCATCTGATTTACCATAGAGACTAAGATTATCAGCAAGCCTATTCCACCATTCAGGGATAAGAAAGCCTTTCTCACCAGTATGGAGCCAGTCCTTACGAATACCACCTAGCTCAGCAACAAAGGTTCTGTAGTAGATATCGACCTTCTCTTTTAGGTCTACAGGAATATGCTGATAAATAAGCTTACCAAGCTCTGTTCTATCCGGGTGCATAATCAATGCTTGGAAGCTGTTACGTAGGGACATAGCGGGTTCAATGAAGATAGCTGTCATAGCTTGTCTCCATATCCTGCGTACAATTCTATCATAGAAGTTATAGCCAAGACCTATATTCTGTATACGTTCTAGCCATGTCTCCAGACCCTTCTCTATCTGACCCCAGTCCTTAAACTTATCACCAACCATCTTCCAGTATCCAGCTAGTGTTTCTAGTTCAGGCTCTATACGCCACTGAATTTCCATCTGTTCAATATAGGAAGCAAGACGGCCTAGAACATTCTGACCCATCTTTCCTTCAGGATATTCCACTTGTTCACGGCGAAGAAGTCTGCCTTTACCTCTTGTTGTTCTAAGACCATGTGTTCTGTTTATTTTTAGTTCAGGATTGGAGATTAGTCTGGGGTCAAAGCCATGATTAATTACACCCCAATCAAGGTTATAGAGATAGTTCCAAAGGTCATCAAGGTTGCCTGTATTGCGAATATCAAGAGCTAATTTAAGTTCATTCCCCTTACCGGCTTCTACGGCATCCGGGAACTCCTTATTAAGCTCTTCTATCTTAGCTTCAGTACGCATAAAGCGAAGATAGCGTACATAAGGCTTATAGTGGTTATAGATATCCTCTATAGCATCTGCCAGATAGACTTCTTCTTCAAGGAGATTAGCTGGGTGCTCTACACCCTGGGTTTTGTTTCTGGCGTTAAGTTCTTGGGCTACACGCTCCAAGGATTTCTCATCAGTACGTATATTCTTAAAATGGGGGTCAGTAGTTATACGCTGGAGGATAAGCTCCTTGGCTGTCTCGGCTGAGCCACTGGCAGCAGCCATACGGCGTAGGATGCTGTAGAATGGGGCTCCTGTCATTTCTTCAAGGAACTCCATGAAATACTCCATATCAAAGAACTCCTTAAGCCCACCAAAGGTAAGGGACTTGTCAGGTATAGCTGATATGGATAGGGCTAGTTTATCATTGGGGGTAAGTTTATCCCAAGACTTACCTAGTAAAGCTTTCTTGGATAGACCAGCTTCCTTAGCTATAGCTTTGGTCTTAGCCTCAACTGCTGTGATTCTATCTTCATCACCAGAAGCCTTGGCTTCATTATATTCAGTATTAAGATTATTTATAGCAGATTCTGTATTAGTTCTCCATACCTTAAGCTTATCTGACTCCTTAATATGGGAAGATATGTTCTTAGATAGAACAGATTGGTTAACACCTTTCTGTTCATCTTCCCAATCCTGAATACGTGGACGCTGTTTAGTCATAAAGGGGTCACGGGATACTAGGGGGGATATATCCTCAACACTGGAAACCACTTCTTTAATATTAGAAGCAACTTTATTGGTAAGAGTATTTTTGTCATAATCCTTAAGATACTTACCAATATCTACTCTATTAAAGAAAGTCTGCTGTTTTCCCATTATATCCTGTATAAAAGTTTTCTCAGCCCTTGTTATTTCTTCTTTAGAAAGTGCTTGAATAGCATCCCATTTCTTCTGTTGGTCATCATCTAATCTGAAACATTTACTAGCCACAGATTATTATCCTCCCCTTATCATCTTTATGAATCTCATATGAATCTATCATCCTTACTGTTTCTTTAGCACTCTTTGCTATGGTAGTTCCTTGCTGGGGAACTAAGGCACTAAGTTTCTGCTGTTGAATCTCAGTAAGATTAGACCATGTTGATTTAGCAGTAGTCTTGGCTACTCCAGCCTTAACAGCCATTGTTGTCTTAGATTCAGGAGATAGGTTATCCCAAGTAGAAGATAGGTTTGTTTCTACTGGAATAGGGGTCTTACTAGCTTGTTCTATTTCCTTACTGGCCTTATTAACCAGTGTCTGAAGCTTCTTTCTCTCTACATAGAGCTCTTCCAAGTCATCTCTCATTGTTAGAACTAAGTCTCTTTGGTTTGTATCTGCTTCATTAGCACCATACTTAGCTTCTTCTTTAGAGAGCCGAGCTTCTATATAGGTAATGTCTTCATTGATAGCTGATAGACTATCCCCAAACTTGGACACTGATTCGGATGCTGGAATATCCTCTTCTCTGGATTGGGTTAAAGCTTCTTGTACTTGGGCTTGCCCTGTCTCTGTATTCAGCACTTCGCTCAAAGCTACAGCTTCTGCATGTTCTTGGGTAAGTCCAGCATCAGTCATCTTCTTGGTAGTAGTATCCATTTGCTTCTGAACATCCTTAGGAAGATGGGATTTCATGCTTAGATACTCTCCACCACCACCAAAGAGAGCAAGGGGCAAGGTAGCTATAGCTGTTTGGATAGCTGCTGTATCTAGTCCCTCAACTAAGCTGCGGTTATCATTAACAGTTCTAACAGCAGCATTCTGCATAGCCTGCTGGGTTACTTCTTCAAGAATTTCTGATATCTCTACTTTGGTAGCAGTCTTCAGTATTCCCCTTGCTATCATAGTCTTGGTTACTTCCTTAACTATTTCTTGCTGAAGATTCTTACTAAGCATCTTCATAAACATAGGAGATACAGCTTTAAGTACTATCATTTCAGGAAGAATTTCTACAGCACCCATGACAGTACCAATAGAGGTAGATAGTTGAGTAGCAGTATAAGGGTCAGCACCATTGGCTATAAGGTCATCATAGACACTGGATATCTGAGTTGGGGTCATTATAGCAGCAGCTGCTACACCACCAGCTATAGGGTTCTCTGTAGCTACACCAGTAAGAATACCTACAGTTAGACCTGTTAACACTATAGGAGCATTATTCAGAATGGTATTAACATAGTATCCTGGGTCTTTAAAGAGCTCAGGGTGCTCAAAAGGACTCTGTGAATATTCTGGTTTTGGAGCAAGCTGTGGGTTAGCTTCTAACCATAGCTGGAACTGGGCTTCCCTTCTATCATAGCTTTCAAGTAAGGCTTCATATACGGGTTGGGAACCTGGGGCAAATATTAGTATCTTCTGATTCTCTTTAGGCTCTACAACCATAGCAGTACCTTCACTATCAAAGGTAAGGGTATTGACTGGTTTCTTTATAGTTGTAGTATCTGAAGATATTTCCCTTGCTTCTGTCTCTGATATGTTAGATACAGTAAGGTTCTGGAATATAAATCTGGGTATAATATTAAGTAAGGCTTGTCTGGTTCCATACCAAGCCTGCTGCATACCAAGGTAGAAAGAATCCCAAGCATTTTTAAGGAAACCCTCTTTAGCTTCATCAGTTAAGAGGGGCTTACCATTTAAATCCATAGGAGCCAAGCTTTCCTTGCTTTCATCCCAATAGCCTATCTGCTTATCTTCTACCCAGACACTGTTATCTGCTTTCTTTATAGCTGAGAACATAGTACCAGTAGTAGAATCGGATAAGACTAGAAGTTCTCCAGAAGCATTAGCTAAGTTCTCATGGAGCTTCTGTATAGTAGCCTTATCCAAGGTCTGGCCTTCAGTTATAATACCTTCATCTATAGCACGCTGAGTATAGTAGTCAATAAGCTGCTGTTTAACACCAGCACTGGCTACTTCTTTCTTAGCTATAGAAGGATAGGCTTCTTTAAGGGCTTGGGTTATCTCCTTTAAGTCCCTAGAGAAAGCTACGGAAGATAAGATGAACCTATTATCCTGATTAGGGTCTCTGAGCATATCCTCTAATTCTTGGTCTGATATGTTCTCAAAGGCTTTACCAGATAGGATATCTTCAGGATTAGCTTTAGCCGTAGCTTCAGCCATTTTAGATAGGTAATCTATTTCTTCATCAGTGAAGTCAGTTTGGAGCTCTGGAAAGGTAGACTTTAGTTCAGATACATCTAAGATAGGTTCACCCTGGAGAGCGGATAAGATTATACCAGCCTGTATATCAGGCAGCATGCTTGTTACCTTTTCACGTCTGGATATATCCCTATACTCTTCTTCCACATCTAAGAGCTGTTCTTGGAATTGACTGGGAGTAAAGCCAAAATCAAACCCGGTATCACCCGGAGTTAGCATCTGGATAGGTTTGCTAAGGAAGCTTGGAGTGAGATTACGAAGGACTTTCTCAGCACTACCAGTCTTATTCCAGACTTCCTTGGAAAACTGCTCCTTGTAAATCTTATCCATAGCTTTGCGCTGGTTTTCAAGTTCAGTCTTTCTTGCTAAATCTTCATCAGTAAAGGCTGTAGGAAACTTGGGAAGTTCATAAGGATTAGTAGGTACAGTATTATCTATAGTCATTATTTAACTCCTCTGATAGCTTTAACACTACCCCGGCCTATAGATTTTCTAAGCATCTGAGGACTGAATCCAGCTTCCTCTGGAGGAGATACTGAAGGGTCTATCTTGACACGTTCAGTTGGAGCACCAGCATCTCGTTGACTTTGAACTTTTGTCATGTCGGCTGGATTAGCCTGTCCCGGTGCTGGTGCTCCAAGCTGTGATTCCAAGGACTTGGCTGCACGTATGAATAATGCAGCCTGCTTTCTATCTCCTATCTTCTGGAGATATTCTGCATATTTATAATAACCAGCTATAAGCTCTACCTGGATAGACATAGGATGGTTAAGAACCCTGTCTAGGCTCTTGCGTCTTTTTATAGAGGGGATATCATCTACCTCATATATAGTAGAGAGTATGGTATCTTGGTCTAAGTGCTTATCAAGCATATTAGCTATTGTACCTCTCTCCATCCAGTCTTTAGGGGTAGCTACTGAACTACTTACCTGGATATCTATATCTTCTGGAATATCCTTGGGTTCCAGTTTCTCTATCATGTTACCCTTGATAGTATAAGTCTTATTATCTCTCTTTAGATTACTAAGCCAGAACTTATCCGACTCGGATATAACAAAGTGCTTGGCATCCATGTATGGGTATAGTATCTGGTTAGCAGATGAACTGGCTAGAAGACTCAAAGCATAGCCGGACTGGCCTTCCATCATGCCATATACGGCATCATTAAAACTTCCTTTCTGTAGCTCTCTGAGCATATTAGCTAAGTGACTCTGTACTTCAATAGGTATAGCTGACGTTGCAACACGTTCTAGCCCCTTTTCACCAGGAGCATAGTGGAAGAAAGCCCCACGCTCCCGAAGCTGTTCAGGAGTAGCTTGGGGTGTAGAACTGAACTCCTGTGTTATAGGCTGTGCCGTATCTCTCAGAATCTGGCTAACGACACTCTTCCACTTATTAAAAGAGTTTGATACTGCTTGGTTAACTTCAAAGATACCTCGGCCAGCTAATCTACGCCAATCCTTTTTATTGGGAGTAAGGATACCTTTATCCGGGAACCCACCAACAGGGCTAACAAGTAACTGCATATCTGGTCTATCTATCCAGTTAGTTACAGGTTCACCATTAATAAGAATAAGGTTATGCAGCCCATACTTATCCTGGAGGAAGTAGTCATCAAGGGTAACTGTATACATAGGATTACTTATTCTGCTTGGATATATCCAGCCATTATTATCAGCTTTCTCCTTAGCTTCTTGCTCTGTTAAAGAATAAGAATGGAGACAAGCAGACATTCTTCCATTAGTATAGTCTGGATAGACTTCATAGGGATTCCAGATACAACTATCAAGGAGTCCTGTTTCAGAGTTATATTGCTCAGCTACACTATACCAACCAAGCACTAAAGAAAAGAAAGCCAGCTCTTCTACAAAGGAAGCATTACCACCAAGTTTCCTTTCTCTATTAATAGAAGTCCACAAGGATTCACAGCTACGATTTAACTTGGCTCTCTTTTCTAGCTCTATCCCGGACTCATTGGCAATAGGAGCTGTATGGGATAGCTTACCCTTTGTTACCAAGTAGTGAGCCATATTATAGAAGGTCTGTGGTTCATTACTGACATAGGTTTCCATACCCTTAGAAGCAAGGATATCAGTTAATACCAGTATCTCATACCACTCCAGAAACTTCTTATTTCTCTGATACCAGAAGGTCTTAAGAGCAGATATGTCTGTCTTTACTGTGTTTAAGTCCATTATAATACTCCTTCTACCAATTGTAGCCCGGTATAGAACCCTGGAATCCTCTGGCTCCACCCTCACTCTTCTTTACAGCACAGGCTATCATTAAAGCTATGGCTAGGTCATCAAAGGTCTGGGCTGTAGGTTTCATCTTGATGTACCGATAGCCACGAAGCTGTCTTACAAGGTTAGCATCCCAGATATGTAACTGAGGTAGCCTATCCCTAAGTGAAGTACGCATATATTCTTTTGTCTGGTCATTAGTCCACCATCCTAGATTAGCTGTTACTTTACCAGTCAGGAAATCATGCTGTCTGTATATATTACCATAGATTCCCTTGCCCTTACCAATGTCATCAACGTTATGGCCTCCGGCTAGGGTAGCCAAGACTGCATAGCCAGTAAAGTTCCTCTCTATGGCTATCATAGCATTATTATAATACTTACCCATAGCAGCTAGGGTAGTAGCCAATAAGTTAGGCTCTACTCTTGCTTGGAATGTTGCACAGACTCTCCAGTAATCATCAAGCACTACAGCAGTACTGAAACTCCCATCAGGACTACCTGCTGCTGAGTCAGACCCAATTACATAATGTGTTTTACCAGTTGGGTCTGGAGGAATCCAATATGTCCAACCCTCAGGATGATGCTGCCCTTCATAGCAACCACTAGCCATAGTATTTAATATAGACACATCAAATACTGGGTCTCCTATGCTTATAAAACAGGATACTTCGTCTTCAGGATACTCTTGCCAGAATAGACCCTGCTTCTCTGCTATCTTCCAACGCCTCCACCTTATCTGGTCTTCAGTAAGATGATGGTTAACTATAAGCTCTTCCTCTTCACCTATATAGTGAAGTTCACCAATATCACTGGGCAAGGCTAGTGGGGAACCTCTTGGTATCTGATAATCAGTAGTCCACCACCAAGGAAAGAAGAAAGGTTTATAGGGGGACTTACCTTCACGGGCTCTTATCCACTGTTCATGGAAAGTATTACCTTCACCATTTGGGGTACATTCTAGGGTAAGCTCACCCGTAATTGGAACTGCATCTTCTACAGCATTTAAGATAGATTCCCCATCTTCATAGAAGGCAAACTCGGATAGAAGGGCTTTACGGATTGTATCACCACGACCAAAGGCTCTACTCCCTGCGGTTCCTATATATATAGAGCTATGCATACCGGGAAAGGATTTCTCTGTACGGGATTCAGAGCCTAAATCAGGCTTAGGCTTATCCATAGTGTCATAATAGAATTGAACTCTATCTAATAGTCTTTGTGTACTACGCCCTTCATGGCTAACCACAGCACACTGGGTATGGGGTACTGTTATACAGTCCATAAACATATCTGCAAGGATAGAGCTAGAATTATGAGAAGCAAATCCAGCAGCTATAAAAGTCTTTGTAGATGTTTCTATATCAATTAACTCTGTACTATTGGAATAAGCTTCAATAGAGTCTATCTTAACCCATTCTGCTTTTCCCTTACCAGAGATATCTTTACCTTCCCACCAATCCTTCCTTTTAAGGAACCTTGTTGGTCTACTCTTACCAAATACTTCAAATAACTTAGCCATACCAAACATAGTTACAGAATCCGCACTACCACCAAATCCACTAGATTCTTTAGAATAAAGATAATTTCCATAATTGGAAACATACCTTTTACACCTGTCCATTGTATCCCCTGATTTTTGTGTTATTTTTAGTTGTGCTCTGGTTTTTCCTAAACTCCCTTCACCATCTATAAAACCACCAAACCAGCCGTCCTCATAAGTTGACTCCCCCCAAGGAGACACAAAAAACTGTATCTTATATCCTTCCTTTAGTCTGCCCCTTTTACCATTTTCACCTTCAAGTATACTTCTCCACTGGACAAGACCACTTGGGTGTTTAGCCAATAAACTATGATTAGGACTAAGAATAAGACTTCCTTTACTAGTATTTATCTTAAAGGCCTGAGTTTTTCTTACCGTTTTAGATAATACAACAGCTTCCCTGAACTTTCTACTGTAACCCTTACCTATACCATCAGTACTCTCATCAAAACCAATAAGGGAATCCCCAATATGAATATCCCTTATTGGAATCCATCTTAAATCAGTGGTAAGAACAGGAGTAGTTGGTTCCAGGCACCACCCACCCTGTCTATGTTTCAGTATTATATTTCTGGAAGCTTTATTCCTGTTGAAGTATGCTTGACCCTTGTTAAACTTAAAGGGGACTACGACTCCTTGCTTGTTATCTATGTGTAATAGATTCTCTATTAGTAAAGGTCTATCTATAGTCGCTAGGGATATAGCCATTATATCTCCTTAGAATCAGTAATTAACTTTGGTTCTTCAGGTATTGTAAATTCACCCTCAATAGTGGTAGGCTGTTCCTTTATAGGAAGCTCTGTAGCCTTACTAATATTATTATTTATTTGCATCATACGCTCTTCCCAGGATAAGGCTAGAACTTTGGGAGTAGCATCTAGTTCGGTCATTAGTTTGCTGTAGACTTCACGAGCCAAGTTAGTTCTAAGGAAGTCATATTCCCCGGAATCTAGCTCTTCCTGCATCTTCTTTAGCATCTTACCCTCAAGAAGAACAGCATCAAACTGGTTCTTCCTTCTAAGCATTTGGACTGCTTCTTGACGATGCTCAGTTAATTCATCCAAGCGTCTATGGATAGCTATGAAATCTTCCTGGTGGAGCCAGGTATTATAAGTACCTTGCTCAATACCAGTTAAGTCTCTGGCAGTCTTGGCATCCATATCTGCTATGCGTAGGAGTAGATACTTGCGCTTATTCCCGGTAATACCTTTTAGCTCTTCATTTAAGTTCATATAACAGTATTATAATAGTTAAAACACACCATTGTCAATAGCAGGCTACTGCTCGGAATCGTGGTAGCTTTGAACTTTACAATACTTGACACTTTGATAGATATAGCTTATAATATAGATATACTTTGATAGATAGAACGGTATGTATATGTCTATACAAGTATATGGGGTATAGAGGGGTAAATAATCAATTATGAAATTCTATTATGCTAAAAGGCCAATGAAATGCTTAGTATGTCACTTGGATATCAAAAAGGGGGAGATATATATAAGGAATACACACAAAGGAACTGATGGGCACTGGTATAGCTTCTCTCATCATTATGAGTGCTATATTAAGGCTTTTACTGAAAGAGTCCGTCAAGATGCACTGTTCTTCATGGGGAAATTAACAAAGCCTAAGAAACCTGGTAAAGTACCCATCCACTATAATCCTAAAGAAGTAAATAGACTGAAAAGTCTAATCAGATATCATGTTAATAAAGGGAATACTGAACTGGCAAATATAGCTAGATTAAACTTAGAAAAGGAGTTATTAAATGACAATAGAGACACCCAAGGAGCAGAGGTTGGTATTCGTACAGGTGGAGGAGAAGTCAAGGCTGGAACTGAAGAAGCTTCTGGTAGCAATTAATGATTTTGGCTTTACATTTATGATTCTGCCTATGGATGCTAAGATAATCACTAAGGTGGAATTAAAGGAGCTTATAGACAATGCCGTTGTATAGCTACCTATGTGCTTGTGGCTATGCTTTTGATAAGATTCAATTGTATAGCTCGGAGAATGAAGTACCATGCCCCAAATGCGGTAGGAAGGCCAAGAGAGTGCCTACAAAGGCTAATTGGGTATTTAGCCCATTCTTACAAGAATTAAGCAAGGGTAATGTAGTATAGGGCTTATAAATAAGAAAGGATAATAAAATGAAAGCAAATATCTTAGATGCAGGAAAGGTAATAACAGAAGTAAATTTCAATGATATCTCTACGGAACAATATCGGGTATATATCTTTGCTAATGGGGAAGTAAAGATAACAGAACCTCTCTTCCTCTATGTTTCTAAGTCTGGTGGACATAGACTGGTAGATAAGGCTGGGTTCTCGCATTATATTCCTACTGGATGGTTACATCTATATTGGCTACCAAAAGAAGGCTCTCCGGCTTTTGTTAAATAAGGGAACCATTATAAGGAAGGATTATAGATAAGGAGCTAAGTGGAAAATAATACGGTTAAATCAGAAGTTAAGGAAGAAATACCAGCTAATACATACTTTCACCCTAGCCCTGGCAAAGAAGTCCGGTTAATGGATAAAGGCATAGTGATACAGACACTGCATCTGAATAGAGCAGACAGACGAAAGGCTGGGATTGGAGTTAAACATGGAAAGTAAAGATTTTACCTTTGATGATGATTTGCAAATAATGAAAGTTAATGGGCAAAGATACTCCTATAGTATGTTCCAGGATTTTGGTCTGGATGGTATGGATACTGAAACAGTCTTCAGAGTTCTGGAAAGACCACCCGGTGATATTGTTATTCAAAGATTGAACTGGTTAAAGTTCCAGAAGCAAGACACTTTTATCTGCCCTGATTGTAAGAAAGAATTACCACTTGAAGCTAAATGCTCTAAAGGTTATTGTAGGGCTTGTAGTGGAAATGACTTCTAAGTCTATCTATGGTTATCAAGAAGCAAAAGCTGGGTTTTTCTACCTTTCTCTCTTTAAGAACTGGCAATTCATGCATAGAGTCTGATAGCCTTCTGGATAACCGGCAAGATACAACTTTCTATAAAGAGCTTTTCCAACTAAACCCCTCTTATATAACTTTGTCTGTTCTCTCCGTATTTTTGCACCATCATTATTTATATGGTCTAAGGATAAGGCCTTTATGTTATCAAAACCACATTTGATACAGGCACATTTACCATTACCATAATGTTTAAATACAGTATATTTTGTTATATTATCTATAGCTGTTCTTTGTTCCCTAGCTTTTGAGATATTGTTTTTATTCTTCCCTTCTTTATATCCAGGATGCTCTAAGAGCCACTTTTTCTGGTAATCAGGGTGGTTCTTTCTCCATTTTTCTTGGTATGTATCCATTATATCTTTACTCCTTTTATTTTTATTATAACAGATATATTAGAAAAAGTCAAGTCCAAAAGGGGTTTTCCTACTTTGTAATCTTCGCCCCTAGATTGCCCAATAAACCAGAAGCATGGGGGGATACCCCCGGTTCAGTAAGGATTGAACATTCAGAACACATTGAATAAATAGGAGATTCTGACTTGTTAGTACTAAGCAGACTGCCCCATATAGGCAATAAAAAACCCCCAAGCTAGGCTAGTACTAGCAAGGGGGTTAAAGATTGGGTACTTGGTTTACTTCGTGTATTCAGTGCCAGTGTACGGGGATAGGATGTAACCCTCACGGGCAAGGACTCTGGTTGCGCTATCGTCCCCGACTTCAATCTTGAGATACTCGGCGCACTTGGAAGCAGAGGCAAAGTTCCCGATGGTGGAGACTTTGTCGCCTACAATCTTTTTAACGGTGATAGCACGTTTGGAAGTTGATACCGTACCATCCGCTTTGGTAACCTTGAAGCCTTTATTTGTCTCTACAACCCATTGATAGGCTTTATCGGGGTTAGCTTGAAGCTCTTTTATTTGTGCTTCACTTGCCCCCTCTGGGATAGCTTTAGGTGTTTCAACCAAAGCCCAAGCTAAATATACATTGTGGATTGTTTCCGGCGGTGCGGGTAACTTGGCAAGCTTCATTAGCTTTGTGGCAAATGCTTCAGCTTCAGCTTTGACCTTGATAGCTTCTGCCCTTGCGGTCAATTCATCCGTCACCATCTTGACAATACTTTCATTGTCTTTGTATTGGAGTTTAAGTTTCTCCAAGTCTGCCGTTGACATTAATCCTACTAAATTATCGTTCACTTTCAATCTCCTATAGAATAGCTTGTTTGTATCCAAGTACCACCCTGGTATACTATTCCCGCTATTCATTTGTTAAAGTGCCTGGCATTGACTAGCATTTGTCAATACACTTATATACTATTAGTATAGTGCTTCTGAAGCTAAATTGCAATAGGGCTTTAGTGTTTAACCTGATGATAAATCCAGATTGAAACTATTAGGTTGCTGAATTTAGCTTCGGAAAGAGAACAAATAAGCTACGGATAAATCTTGTCAAGGATAGGCACTGGAGTTATCAAGGGGAACTGATGATTATAAATCAGCCAAAGGGCTATAAGCCCATAGATATGTAGGCTATTTGGGTCAGGCTAATTGCCAACCTATTGACAAGGTAAGATAGGGGCATGGTCAGGCTATATGGGCTAGGGGCTTGATACCCACGTTCAGTACGCCCATACTATGAACGTGCAAAGCCATAGCCAGGTAAAGGAGAACTAAATATGCAAACATTACCTAGTGAAGTCAGACAGAAGATTAACTCCAAGCTACCACAACATGTCTGTGGGAATAGCAGAATACCCTGTGGTAAGAGAACAAAGAATAAAGCTTGCAGAACTAGTGCCTGTGCTTACTGCATAAGGACAAGTGGATTGCCCAGTCCAGACAGGGCTTTACTTTACTCATATGTACTGAAGGGGAATTAGATGTTAGTTGCTCAGATGATAATAGCAATAATAGCACTGGTATTAATTGGGCTAATAATCTGGGATTATGTGACTAGATGGTGGAGATAATATGCCAACACCAGACATAGAAGTACTTAGGACTTTTGTTAAGGAATTCAGCCCAATACACCAAACTGAAGCTGATAATATGTCCTATGAAGAACTCTGGGCTGTAGTTAAAGAGTGCGTGGAAAGTCATGAGGATAAATAATATGAAGTACTGGATAGCCAGGAATATAATCTTCAAGTATGTATTGCCCTGGTTACAAAGACTCTGTGATGATTGGAGTGGATATAGTAACTAAGAAAGGAATCAGTATGATTAGGAATAAAGCTAGAATCAATCGCTCATTACTAAAGGATATGAAAGGAGTTGCAGGCGGACTATACCATCTTAATGCAAAGTCATCAGTAGGCTATGCCTTTACCCCAACAGCAACTGGTAAGTCAATAGCCTGTGGTGAGTTCATATTTGCTGGAGAAGACCATAGCAGATATGACTTCTACTTTGACTTTGCCTCAATGACTGTCCTTTGATATCTAGATAGTTCAGCTCTGTCTTATAGGAATACCAACTAGCACTGCTAGCGGTGGAGCAATCGGATAACTAAGAACTGGCTGGTAACAGTATACTTGCCTTACCTGTCCGGTTTGCTAAGTCCAGATAATGGTTCACCTATAAGACAGACCTGAGCTATTTAGCTATAAAGCTAGGCTCAAGAAGGAGGTCTATGATGAAGAGACTGGTAGTTAAGGAAATGCCTGGTAAGGCAGAACTGGTACAACCTTCAACCTATAAGCCCTCTCTGCTTAAGGATAAGGTTGTATGGGAAGATGAAACAGGTCAGCAATATCAAGTATATGCTGACATTCCGGTGGGGATTGAGGTAAAAGCAAAGACAATCCAGGTTCATGTCCCTTGGAATATTAATTCTACTGTAGCCCGGCTGATTGGTGAGGCCAAATGTCTGGGCAAAGGGCAATACCTCAAGGTAACTGGGGAGTTGCAATTCAGCCAGCATCCTCACTTCGTTGCCTGGTATGCCTGGGATAATAAGGTAAGTATCTTCCAGTATCAGGAAGAATACTATCTGGGAAGGGTGTAGAGATATGCAGATTACTCTTTCTAAAGAAAAAGAACAGCAGATAAAGAAGGCTGCTAAAGCAGCTGGCTGGAAAGACCCGGAACTCTGGTTAAGTGATTTTATAGAAAACAGCTCTATGGTTGATGAATACCTGGATGAAACTATAGAAGAGGGAGAAGGTTCAGATGCCTAGTACAATCAGCCAATCTTGTCCTAAACCCTGTGCCTGGTGCAATAACTGGGACTGGAAAAAAGGAACATGTCTTATCTCTGTTGATTGCTTAAATGCAGTTATCATGGGGGAAGCAGCAACGAGATTCGTAGATATAAAGCAGGTAATACTGCACTCATTCCAAGAAAAAACTGTGGAGGTTAAGTAGCTATGACTAGAGAGGAAGCTATTGCTAAAGCTGAAACAGGCTGGTGGAAGACCCTAACACCAGAACAAATAGTAACTTTTCAACTGTATGAGGATAAGCTCTGTATGCCTTTTGGGGAGTTCCACAAAGCTGTAGGCGTTGCCCTTAAGCGTCCTGTCTGGAACTTAGAATTTATTAATCCTGAAAAGCTCCAGCAAGAGTTTGAATATATTACCTTGAATAAGGAGAAGAAACATGCCTAAATTTGAATACAATCCAGAAGCTATGGATGCAGCAGCTAAGAAAGCTGAAGAAGAATTGGCCAAGCTTGACCAGACAGCAGTGTTAGTACTGGCTGCTTGGTGGTATAAGTTCTACCTGGATGCCGGTCACAAGAGACTGGGTAAGTTACTCGTAGCCAGGATTAAGGCTATATAGATGGCAGTAAAGAAGTTTGGGGTAGAGATAACCAGCCCAGAAGAAATACCATCTGATACAATGCTCCAAGCTCTTCAAGCATATTCTCAGATAGTTCTGGAACAATATTATGAAGAGATAGGTCTAAGGGTACAGTCTAAGGATATAGGTATCCAAGTAAAGGAGATTAACTAAGATGAATATATGTAAAGAACACTGCAAGTTATCAAAGTGTCCAATCCTGAACAAAGACCAATGTCCGGTGGTAATTCTGCTTACCAGAGCTGAAGATGCCAAGAAAGCTATGATACCACTGGGGGATATTAACCTTAACTAGTACATGGATAGGGAATAAAGCTGGTGTCTTGTATATCGGTGTAACTGAAGTATGTCTAGCGGAGTATCCTGA